TTATTGAGCCAGTATTTTACTCATATCGTAGACCTGTGCAGACAGTTCCTGTTGGGATAAATGAGCATAAATATTGAGCGTAATTTTAATATCACTGTGACCCATTTGCATTTGTAGTGCTTTGACGTTGATATTATTTGCAACTTGAATTGATGCGAACGTATGGCGCAACCCGTGAACTGTAATTGTGGGTAAGTCTGTTTCACCTATCAAGGCTTCGAGCCAATGATTAGGTGTCATCACTGACATGATTTGGCCTTTCTGGTTGTTAAAGATAAGGTCTTTAGCCTGTGGGATGACTACTAATGACTTGCGATACTTTTTAAGCCGGTCGATTGTTGAGCTATTTAGTGAAAGCGTGCGATAGGCATTTCTAGTTTTAGGTGTTGATATTATCTGGTGGTTATCAATTGAACGGGAGATAGTTTTACTGATTGTTACCAGCCCATTCCTTAAATCAACATCTGACCATGTTAACGCAAGTGCTTCACCTTTACGCATACCCGTGGTAGCAAGTAAATAAAACAGTGCACTACGGTCATACCGTGGTTGTGTTCTGTGTTCGTCGGTAGCATCAACAACTGATAGAAATGTAGCCAATTGCTCAGCAGTCCAAAAATTATCAGCTGCTTTATCCTTTGAATAGTCAACGGAAACTTTTGGAACGTCAACTAATTTCATTGGGTTATTAGTAATAACACCCATTTTTTGAGCTGTCCGGAAAACTAGTGCTGCATATTGGGCTAGCTTATTGAATTGCTTAACGCTCTCACGCCACTTTAAAGCTTCTTCTTGGCACTTTTGCCATGTAATCGTATTAATCCTCATGCCACCGAAAGAAGGCGTTATATGGTGCTTAAAGATGCCCTCAACGCGATTCAAAGTACTTTCTTTTACGCCTAGCTTGTAAGTCTTTAGCCATACTTCGTAAACTTCATCGAAAGTAGGATTATCCATAATAGCAGCCGGATTGTTTTTACGATGATCAAATTCAACTTTGGCGCGATCAAATGCTAACTTAGCAGCCTTACTACTACTAAAACCCCCATGGTGATAGGTTTTAGTTTTGGTGTTACCGTTAATATCAGTATACTTTCCAAGGTAGCCACGAACGTCATACACGCGTTTGCTACCAATCATTTTATGTGTAATTTTCATTTTATTTTTTCCTCCATATTGACTATGCGAGGGGCCAAATTATTGGAAAAAATATTGCAAGCAACACCACCTTTCAGTAAAATAGAGTATGTAAAAGGAGTACATAACTAATGTATTCTGACGCAAGCACATCCCAAACTTTGGACGGTTGGGGGATGTGCTTTTTTCTGCTTATAGATCGTTATTAGCGAATGCATCTCTTAAAAGAACTAATGCCAACAAAGCAATCCATATTAAGGGAGAATGGAAATGATAGTAAAAAACAGCAAATATAATTCCAATAACGCCTACGATCATTATCAGCCACGAGACTAGGCTTGAAGTGTAATGTTTCTGGTCAAGTGAAGGACTACTTTTAATAGCTGGTTTATATAGAGTAAAATGGGCTATTAATGAAAATATAAAGATAACTGGTAATGTCCATAGTGAATCTTCAAAGATTGATTTTGGATATGTTTCTTCCAATGCCAACACTATGAAAAATGGGTAAAAATCAATATTATTCACAAGAGCATATTTCCAATTTAAATTCATCGATCTAACCATCTCCAATAACTGTTAAGTTTTATATTCAAAAATTTAAACGCGAGCGGCAGGAGTCGAACCTGCATCTGAAAGTATCTAGTTAGCAATTCATAGGAGTACTGTTCTACCGTTGAACTACGCTCGCATAATCCATATCCCCAACTTTGGTCGGTTGAGGGGATACGGTTATTTTTTTGTCTGTTAGCTGTGTACAAACATCTGATAGGTATCTTTTTTAGTGTTGATGACAAAAGTGTAATTTGTTTTTCCGGACTTCTTGGTGATGTATTGGCCTGGCTTTTCTGAAGCAGACTTAACACCAGATTCTAGCGTACCAGTGTCTGCATCTAAACTATCACCAATGGCATATACTATCTCGTTGAACCAAGAATAATCATATTTGGTATACACGTTTAGTCCTAGCAGTTTGCCATCATCTGTATGGATTAAGAAAACATCGTTCTTAGTGTCATCAGCATAATTTTTATCATCCGACGGTGTGGTTGGTAGAAAATTAATGCTATTACCATCATTAAAGTCATAAGCATCGTAGAAAGTTGAATAGTCGGCTATTGATTTTTCACCTTTAAAATCAATAGTTTTCATATCACTCATATCTTTACTGTTGGAGACACCAATAGTAAACTTGTGAGTTTTACTTGGAACTTCAAATGAGAATTCGCCATTTTTAGTTTTTACTTTGTTTATGCCATCAGCATCAGTTTTCCAGTAAACAGCTGATTCACTACTTTTCCCCGTTATCGGAATAGTGAAACCATTATGTGAGTCGTGCGACTCTGCGGATAAATTTTTACCACATCCAGCTAAGATAATCCCTATTAATAGCGTAGCCCCGACTGCTAAAATTCTGTTCATCTTCATTTACATATCCTCCAATGATATAATAATATTTGTATATCAATATCATTGGTTACGACGTCTCACTGTTTGTGGCAGTGGGGCGCTTTTTTTGTTTCCACGGCTTAATAAAATTGTTGTTCTATCGTGAATTACACTCGCTTAATCCAGTAAAGGCTCTAGATTTGTTGGTACTCCGAATGCTTCTAAAAATTGAATTTTGGAATTAAATTCAATATCGTTCAATTTACAGTAACCAAGTAATATCTTGATTGCTCTTTTGTTTGCTTCATATTCTTCCTTAATCATAGGATATTGAGTTGAGTAATAGTTAGCGCCTGTATCACCATTGAGAACATGACTTATCTCATGCGCAAATTGAAAGGGAATTTCTGTTGGATTGTTCCAATTCAGATTAATTATAACCAAACGCAATAAACCGTTTGATACGGATACATCATCCGGATTCAATCTGTTTTCCAGTTGAAAACCAACTTTATGATCGAGGGAATAATTACACAAGTAAGTAATAATTTCGTCCATATATTATTCGTCCTTATCTTGACTATCTAAATATGCCTTGATAATACCGCGCAAAACCTCACGTTCTGAGTCAGAAACAGGCTTACCTTGATAGCTGCGCATAGAATTTAATGCTTCTTCGACCTCTAAATCATTATCGGAATCAAGCAATGCATTATCAGTGCGACCAAGAAGATAATCTGTTGAGACGTGAAAATAGTCTGCAACAGCTTGTAACTTATCAACTGATGGTTTGCTCTTCTTCCAAGCATAAAGTGAATTCCTACTAAAACCAAGTTTCTCTTCTAATTCAACAATAGAAATATTTTGTTTTTTTGCTAAATTTTTAACGATTTCAAACGTTGTCATATCAACACTCCCGAGCATTACGAAAGAGCTTATTAAATAACTTTATAGATAATCGTTGACATCTACAAAAATGTTTAATATACTAATCTCGTAAGCTAATTCAGTAACCAATTCAATAACTAAAAGCCAATATAAAACCAAAGCTAATCCCCGTTACCCAACGATTAATAGCGTGTTTTTCGGCTTATTTAACTATGCCTATATTCTATAATTCTTAGTAGAATTAGTCAATTGTTTTCTAAAATGTTTTAAAACGGTTATCAAATTGGCTTACATACATAAATTAAGGAGGTGAGAACGAATGAATCATGATTTTGTTTATTTTTATAAAGATGATAGCGGTGAAAATATTCCAATCATGACTGGTGGTTATTACGAACTTGATCGCATTATGTGGCCTGACGAAGATACTAAAAAAGCCATTCAAGATTTAATGCCTTCTAAGAATGACTTATATGTTTTGGTTGATAACCATGTATTTAAATTAGCTTAGACCAAGCTTGGATTTGATAACTGATGTTGCCAATTCTCCAACTATTTCTAGTGATGCTGTAATCCCAGCAGATTTCAGCTTAACCTTAGTTTCGTTCCAAACAGATTTGCTTCGAATACTGTTGAGATATTCATTGCCTTTCCAAGTTAAATTACCGGGAGTGAACATATAAGGAACGGCACTAGCCCTAGCAGCTTTGTTAGTAATGAGTCCAGCTTGGTGTAGACAGTCAACAGTATAGGCTAATTCTTCAATAGTTACATTCTTTGACTCAGCAAAAGAACGCACTTCATCGTTACTTGGACCATAGGGATTGGTTGAATTAGCACATTCAAGCAACATATCGCGGACAAAGTCATAGTTTAATTCCACATTAATCACCTCGATTGTTTTGAATTAAACAAATTATACCTTATTAGAAAGGAAGTGAATTAAATGCCAACAACATTAGCTGGACGGGAACTTATCAAGAAGTACATTGATGATCGTGAAATTAGCATTACAAGCTTGGCCGCTACATTTGGTGTAGGAAAGATGTACATGACGCAAGTATTGGCCGGAACCAAGAAGTCTGCAGCGGCTAACGAGCTAGTTTTGAAGATTATTGAGACTTTTAAAATTCGACCACATGAAGGAGATGAATAAAACATGAACGAATTAAAAGTAATTGGTCGTGAGCATATTGGTCAATACGAATTCACCGGAATTGAAGGCGGGTTCGGCGAAAGTAAAAAGGCGATGCTGGTTAAGGATATCGCTAAGATTCATGGACGTTTAGTAAAGGAAATTAACAAGTTAATTAAGCAAAACTCTCAACGTTTTAAAAATGGGATTGACTTAATTGATTTGAAACAGGTGATTTCAAATAACCTGTTTTCTCAATATGGATTTACTAAGGCCCAGTGGGGCAATGCTAATAACATCTACCTATTGTCTGAACGTGGTTACAGCAAACTCCTCAAAATTCTTGAAGATGATAAGGCATGGGAAATCTACGATCAACTGGTTGATAACTATTTCAACATGCGTCAGGCTATCAAAGAAAATCAGCCGTCATTAGTTGCTGGTAAGCGACTTGAAATTATGGAGAAGAACGCTTCTACTCGGAAAGCAAATTTACTTTTCAAGATTGCACAGGCTACTAACTCTGAATCATCCAGCCAATCATTATTAGCACAAGCTGCTAAAGAACTTACTGGTGAAATGACTATCCCAGTTATGAAACGCAAAGAATATAGCGCCAGTGAAGTTGGCAAGTTAGTTGGTAAGTCAGCAAACATGGTTGGCCGAATTTGTAATCAACTTGGGTTGAAAGCTGAACAGCCTGGTCAAAATGAATACGGACGCTGGAGCAACAGTAAGTCACAACATTCTGATAAAGAGGTTCCACAATGGTTGTACTTTGATGAAGGTTTAAATGCTGTCAAAAAAGCTTTAAACATTCAAGACTAATTAGTTAGGAAGTGAGATAAATGAATGAAATTTCAAGGGAAAAAAAGCTACATCGATATTTCGATGACAATATTCAGCCAGTTATTAATTGTGTGTTGGTATTAATAAGTTCAGTACTTGGCTATCTGGTTAGTTTTCACTGAGTAAAGGAGATGAATAGCGATGAAATTACCACGATGGGCTTTAAAAATAAACGGATATGTGAAATGTCCCCAGTGCAGAAATTACACACATCCAGGTAATTATTGCGAACAGTGTGGTTATCAAATGTCTAAACCTCAGTTAGATGAACAACAGTTGGTTGATTCACTAGATAGAAAAATCCTTGGTGATTATCTGTTGCCGATCGTTGTTTCAATAATTACTGCAGCGATTATCAGTGTAGTAATTATATTAGCCATCGTATGAGCCAAATTAAACCGGTAGTAAGTGCAGAAACGATTATAGGGGTAGCAACACTACGCATCAGAAAATTGATCAAGCGTTCACGCTTGAACTCAAAGAAGTGTAATCCAGCCTCTGTAAGTCGGATGCTTTTTATACCGGAATTAGGTTCAGGGCCATTATTCACATGATGTACTGACAATAACTCTTTTGACAGCAATTCATTCAAATAAAAATTGTTGAATTCGATGCCAAGCTTATTTGGATAGACGCTTTGCATAGTGGATTTGTGAGTTAGTCGAATTATTTTTCTTAGTAGTTTTCGTTCCTTAAAGAGAGTTTCCAAAATTATCACCTCGTGATTTAAGTATAACTGAAAGAAGGTAAATTAAATGACTGAAAAATTAGTTCTAAGAAAACAACATCTCAATGGCAATAATGGAACCAAGCCAATTTTCGTTGATGTCTCAATTCTTGATTCAATTCGTGAAATCAAAGAAGAGACTGGAATCCCAATGAGAAGAATTGTTGAACAGTTTCTATGTTATGCAATGAAGAATGTTCAGATTGTTGATGAGGAGGAAGGTGATCAGTAATGGATGGTGTCACATTGAATTTACCAAGTGAGTCCTTAGCGCCAATCAAGCAAGAACTTACTCGTCTAATTACGGATGTGTTCAAGCAAATAGCTCAACGCGAAGCATTACCTTATTGGATGAAGAAACAGGAGGCTCAGATTTACATGAATGTTAGTGACAAGACTTTAGATAAGTTCATTGTCGACGGGCTAAAAGTTTCCATTATTGACGGCACTCAACGGATCTCTAAAAAATCTGCTGATGAGTATTACGAAGATCACGAATTATAAATAGTCTATGCGAGGGGCCATTTATTGGAGGTAATTAATAATGATTGAAGTAGCACTGATTACATGGGCGCTAACAGCATTATGGTTTAAGCGGCATGAAATTATTAGCTGGTTTGGAATTTAAAGGAGGAATATTTATGTATAACGAATCAGAAATTGAAACGGCACTGACTTATCGTAACTATTATATTGCTGCAAAAGCGTATCAGGAAGCAGAACAAGAGTTGTTAACCATCATTAAGTTTACAACCGTTCGTGAAGTTTCTACGGCAGGCAATAAGAAATATCGACCAGCCTTTCTTAATTCTTTGACCAGCCACGGGATTTATTATCGAACACCAGCTAATAGCAAGGATGGCAAGTGGTACTTTACACTACCAGACGCCAAGGAGGTTACTGATGAAGACCTATTCTCATAAGCCGTTTGAAGAATGGCGAGCAAAACAAAATACCTGCTACCGGGTGCAACCAGTAACAGGTACGAAATTGAAAAATAATCAAATGATTTTACAGGTTTATGGTACACCACGGGCGAACCTATGGCAACAACTGAAAGGGACATTTACACATGAATAATTACAAATCACAAGCAAAACATTGGTATCGAAAGCTAATGAAAACACCAGTTGGATATGTATGTTTAGCTACTTACCGGTTCAAACAGTGGCAACATTACAAGAGCTTGGCACGGCAAACGGCATTGGATCATTTACGAGGTGAAGACCATGCGGACATTCAACCAGAAAACAATTAGTCCAGGTATGGCTTACTGTGAGTGTCTTGGATATCTGTACTTCTATGAAGACTCAACTCAGTTTCTAGCATGGTTAATGGGTGTGCTAAGCCCTGAAGCAGTACTAGACAAAATTGGTATTCAAGAAAAGGTGCGTGAATAAAGTGATACCAGGATATGATCAATCGTTGGAGCCACCTGATGAAGATGACCGACCAACGAGGGAAGAATTAATTGAATTAGGTGTGATTGGAGATGATGAAGAATGAACTTATACGAAATGGCGACCAACTATCGCGACTTAACCAACCGTGATGATCTGAACCCAGACACCATTGCTGATACGCTCGATGCGTTAACTGACTCGATGAACGTGAAAGTCGATAACATTGCAAGCTGGATAGATGAGAACCAAGCGAATATTGATTTCTTGGATAAAAAAATGAAATCGTTCCGTGAAGAAAAGCAACGGTTAAAGAACTTGAACGGCCGGCTAAACCATTACGTCGCGGACACGCTTGATCAAGCCGAAATTAAGAAATTAACCACGGACCAACACATTGTTTCAGTTCGAAATTATCGTGCGTCCACCGTGGTGAGTGAACCGGATAAACTCACAGCTGATTTTGTAAAAGAAATTCACGAATACCAGCCGGATAAGGCGGCGATCTATAAAGCTTTGTCAGCTGGCAAGAACGTGCCCGGCGCCCATCTGGAACCGAATCGGAAGGCAGTTATTAAGTAATGCAACACACAGTGCGGAAAGGGGTGATTAGGGATGTTTAAACTACGAGATTACCAGCAGGAAGCAGTGGATGCAGTTTATGATTCAACAATCCACGGGCATAAAGCCATTGTGGTTCAGTCCCCTCCCTCGAACCGGTAAAACAGTTTTAATGGCTGATATTGCACGCAGAGCGACTGCTAAAGGCAACCGGGTATTATTTATCGTTCACCGCCGAGAAATCCTGGAACAAGCCGAGAGTACGTTTAAACAAGACGACGTTAACATGTCACTTTGCAAGATGGGCATGGTTCAGACCATTACCCGGCATATTGATGAGTTAACCAAACCAGCCATCATCATGATTGATGAAGCTCATCATGCACTGTCGAAGTCCTACCAAAGAATAATTCAAGCGTTCCCTGACGCGCTTAAATTGCTGTTCACTGCGACACCGTGGCGGATGGACGGCAAAGGACTAGACGTGATTGCTGATGATATTGTGCTAGGTAAACCTATCAGCCAGCTAATTGACCAAGGATTCCTAGCACCAGTTGATTATTACGCGCCGTCCGAAATTGATGTGACCCAACTTAAAACTAAACGCAATGGTGAGTTCGACGAAAAGAGTATTGATCAAGCGGTTAAGCCAAAAATCTATGGTAATGCAGTCCGTCATTATTTGAAGCTGGCACCGAGGAAGCAAGCAATTGCTTATGCCTATAACGTGGCGAGCGCCGAACGGTTAGCTGATGCGTTCAACCAAGCTGGGATAACTGCTCGGGCAGTATCAGGTAAGACAGATAGAACTACTCGTGAGCAGATTGTGGCAAGTTATCGTGCTGGCAAGATTCAAGTGGTCACCAATGCGGAGTTATTCACGGAAGGGTTAGACCTACCAAATGTTGATTGTGTGATCATGCTACGGCCAACTCAGTCGCTATCACTTTATTTACAGTTTGCCATGCGGTCAATGAATCCGCGTGAAGGTAAGCGGGCCATCATTATTGACCACGTTAACAACGTTGAACGGTTTGGATTACCAACCATTGACCGGCAATGGATTCTTGGTGGCCGGGACAAACATTCAAAGAGTAGCAACGGGACATCTATCAAGTCAGTTTCGGTTTGTCCGGAGTGCTTCGCAACCTTTTACCGCAAGGGCGAAAGCTGCCCGTTTTGTGGGGCCGAGCTGGGTGAAGAAAAAATTATTGAGACCGACGAGTCCATCAAACTTAAAAAGATAGAAGCCAATAAGCGGTTGGCATTAGCCAAAGAGATTGCAGAGAACAACGCTGCTAAAGCAGTAGCCGATAAGTCGCCGGGTGAGTTAACCACGTACGCGGAGATTAAGGCATACGCCAAGTTGCACGGATATAAGCCCGGTTGGTCCTACTTCCAAGCCAAGATGAAAGGATTGATTAGAAAGTGAGTATTTTACCAAAGAATGAACCCCATAAGCCCGCTGGAACCCCACGAAACTTCTTTATTTGGGGCCAAACAATGAGCGGTAAGAGTTACCTAGCTGAACATTTCCCAAATGTATTAGTTTTGAATACTGATGGAAATAGCGCCATGGGAACACGTCCAAGCATTCAGCTAAGAAACGTGCGCAACCCTGACGGCAGTTTGAAGAGTAGTGTCATTGATCAGTTACAAGAAGTAATTTTGGAGTTAGGAACTACCCAAAACACGTACGAGACGGTGACACTAGATGTTATCGATGATGTTTGCCAGCTGATTGAACAGGCAATTTGCCTAAAAGCGGGGGTCGAATCGTTAGCAGACATGGGGTATGGCCGAGGATATGCATTGTTCAATACTGTGCTTCAAAGTCTGGTAATGGATCTCAAGGCATTACCAATCAACGTCGTTTACATTAGTCGCGAGAATGACTTTACAGATGATGACGGTAATACGAAGACAGTTCCGTCACTCAAAACTAAGTATTACAACGTGGTCAACGGTAATTGTGACTTGGTTATCCATACTCAACACGTTGGCAAGAACTATTTACGAAACGTGACAGAAATTCGTCGCCGGTATAAAGCCAGTGAAATTAATGATTCAAAGATTCTCAGTATTCTGAAAGCTATTCCGAATGCATTAGCGCCGGAAGTACAAACAACGAAAGTAGGTAAATAAATATGAGTTTATTAGATATTGCAGCAAACACTTTAGATAACTTTGATCCAAAGAATGATTCAGTGAACAGCGGAAGCACAGGATTACCAGATGGTGATTACTTAACGGCCGTTGAAAGCATTGAACATCGATCATTCGATTCAGGTTGGGATTGCTTACAGATCGTGTTCACGGTTCTTGATGGCGACCACGCTGGCGAAAAAGAGTACGACCGCATTAGTTTTGCCACTAAGAGTAAGGCTGGTAAGGCAATTCCGGATTTCATTCTTAGCCGGAGTATTAAGTTTGTCATCAAGCTAGGTTCACTGTTAGGCGTTGAGATGAAGCCAGAATACTTTGCTAGTGAGAATGAAACTGACACACACGAAATGCTGGCTAATGTACTTGCGCCAGAAAAAGGTAAGTCAGTGATCTTACACGTTAAGCATCGGCCGAACAAGAAGGATCCCGACAATCCCTACGTTGAATATGACTTAGATGCAACTGAACAGCCTGAAACTGCAGACATCACAGATGCAGACTTACCTGGCGACTTAGGTGGCGCGCCAATGCCAACTGACGCGGACGCACCACTACCAACAGACGCAGACGCACCAGCAGAACCAACAGATGAAGCACCGTTCTAAATAAATACTGCAGTGCCAGTAAACCATCGTTCGGGTGTGATGCCCGTTAATTTACAGAAGGAGGCCGGTCATGCGTAATTTAGTTAATTATGCAGTTAGATACGCCAAAGCGGGGTTCAGCGTCCTGCCAATGATTGGCAAGAAACCCATGATTAAGTTCGCTGACCAGCCCGCCTTGACTATTGATCAGATACAAAGTTACTGGCGGTCACACCCCTACGCGCAATTAGCGCTACGGACAACTAATTTTTTTGTAGTTGATGTCGATGAACATCCCGGCGGTGCGGATGGTTTTAAAACGTTCAAAGACTATGAGCACCCAGAGTATTTCCGTGAAACATTATCGCAGAAGACAGCGGGCGGCGGCCGGCAACTATTTTATCTAAAGCGTGAAGATAGCACTGTGCAGCAGAATATCGGATGGCTACCGGGAATTGATATTAAGGCTCACGTTAACAATTATGTGATGGTCGCACCCAGTGAGCGGAATGGTAAGGCGTATCAATGGGAGAATCACAATCCAATCGTGACGGCCCCACGCGAGCTGGTCCAAGCAATTAATGTGAACCGTGACGATACTGTCGACATGTTCACAGACCTGAACATTAATTACACTGAAAAGTCAGGAACAGCCACTTTGTTTGAAACCATTGTCGATGGTTTGGGTGACACCGGCGGCCGTAATAATGCATTGGCGAGTTTCGCCGGTGGATTATTATTCCGGGGTGTTGATCCGCGAGCAGTTATCCAGCTAGGCTTACTGGCAAATGCAAACACGGGCGATTCACTGACGCAGCGAGAAGCCAAGACAACGATTGAGTCCATGATTAAGAAAGAAATTAGACGAAGGGAGGCTAACCAGTGAGCGCAGAGGAAGAAGCGGACAAGCTCCGCAAGTTAGAGGAACAGCAGAAAGTTGTACCGTTGAAAAATCGAATTAATTTTATGGAAACGGCTAAGGGCGGTATTAAAGCAAATTCACTTGAAAATGTTTGTCTGATATTAGAACACGATCCACTGCTTAAAGGCAAGTTCGCGTATAACGAATTTAGTTACGAAACTGAGTTCATGGAAGATTCAGCCGAGCTAATGTTGGAACATGGACCACTGCAAGATGAGTTCACACCAGCAGTACAACGGTACATCGAACGTAAGTATAAAGTCATGTTTACGCCAAAGTTAATTGATGCGGCAGTTACCGAAGTGTCACGACGTAACGTATTCAATCCAGTTATTAATTATCTGAACGAATGTTACAAAAAATGGGACGGCGTTACTAGGGTGGCTGACTTCTTGCCGGTCTATCTCGGCGTTGAAAAATCACCAGTGACAACATTACAGACCAAGCTATTCTTTGTCGGCGCAGTAGCCAAAGTATTCAAGCCAGAAACTAAATTTGATTTTGTTTTGGATTTAGTGGGTGGTCAAGGAACTGGTAAGACCACCTTGCTTAAGCGTATGTCAAATGGCTGGTATACCGACCAATTCACTGACTTTGAAAACAAAGACAACTATGGCAATATGATGCGGGCTTGGATCGTGAACGATGATGAAATGACCGCCACCAGCCATAGTAGCTTTGAAATCTTAAAGAAATTTATCAGTGCTGAAATTGTTGAATACCGGCCAGCATACGGGCGCTATACCGTCCGGCGATATAAAAACTTTGTGATGGCACGGACGACTAATGAAGTGACTTACTTGAAGGATAAAACCGGTGAGCGGCGTTTTATGCCGGTGATGGTCAATTCAGCACTACAGAAGAAGTCACCGATTACTGACTTGCCGCAGGGAACGATTGATCAGTTATGGGGTGAGTTCGCAAGTTACTATCGCGACGGTTTTCGATTCGGATTAACGCAGGATCAGGAGCAGATGATGGCAGACAATCGTGAGCAATTCATGTACATTGACGCCGAAGAAGATGCTATCGAACAATCACTAGCTCAAATCAAGGGTGATTTCGTTACGAGTTCTGAGATTGCATTCAAGATGGGTGTTCCGGATATTGTTAAAAATCGAAAATTAGCCAATAAAATTAAGTACGTCATGGACAATAAAAAGGAATGGCACGCGACACAACGACGGATTAAGGGTGTTCCAAAACGTGGATACACACGAGTGAAGTCAGAGTAGTCATAGTGTAGCAAGTATAGAGACTACGCCTGGGCCCTACGGCCCCAACGTATACATTAATATGTATACTCTACTTATATATATTTATATATATATATTATTTTATATAGGGTATAGGGAATAGGGGTACACGACGGTGTGTGTTGGAAAAGTTGAAAACAAGTGACTACATGACTACACCTCGGTTAACTCATTGGGACATAAGGGATAAGACGTATTCGGTTAGTTGAAGTGTAGTCACTAATTGAGGTGACACAATGCGAGAACAAGAAATACAAAATCAAATCCGCGTGGCCGTGTCGGCTGCCGGATGTACGATTTTTCGCGCAAACGTCGGTAAGGTCGAAATGAAGAATGGTAGATGGTTCGATACTGGACTGCCGCAAGGATTCCCGGACTTATTCGGATTTCGGCATTCAGACGGCACAATATTTTTTATTGAATGTAAGAACGAAACTGGACGTCCACGGGCTGATCAGATTAGATTTCATAAATTTTTGATGAAACAACACACAATTCACGGGATTGCACGTAGTCCGGAAGATGCGTTGAAGATTATTAATGAGGGACTGGTTGGATATGGATTCTAATTATTACGGAGGAATATAGATGTCTAAACACACTAAGAAGCGTTCAACGATTAAACGGAAGCACCGACGCATGAAGGAGCACGCCGAAGCAAATAAAGCTAAAGCACAGGATAATAAGCAATTGGCCAAGGAATATGAGCCATACAGGATTGGAAAGGCTGGTAAGTAAATAATGCTATGGGAAAATTAGGACGCGATGAATTATATACAATGGCTGGAGTTAATCAGCATGCGGAATTTGAAAAATTTATAAGCGATTTGCTGTTTAAGCCAAAAGAACGCAATGATTTTTATAAAAAAATTCTAGCTATTAATAGTAACGTATCAATAGATACGTTTCGTGAATATTTTGAAGAATATGCCGCCGAGAGAAAATCTCAACAGCAAGATTTTACGCCTGATTCTGTTTCTGAATTACTAGCAAAAATTACCAGGAATGATAATAGTAGTGAAAGTGGATGGTCTGGATATGATCCAACTGCTGGAACAGGATCACTAATTATTAAAAAATGGAATGATGACAGATTAGCAGAAACGCCATTCAGCTATGCCCCACACAACTATTTGTATATGGTGGAGGAATTTGGAGATAACGTTATCCCATATTTACTACACAATATTGCAATTAGGGGTATGAATTGTGTTGTGATTCATGGTGATACATTAGAAAGGAATATAAAACAGATTTATTTTGTTCAAAATTCGCATGATGATTACATGAAATTCTCTGATATAAACGTTATGCCTCACACCGATAAAGTTAAAGAGGAATTTAACGTATCTAATTGGAGTGAAAAAGCTATTAAACATGTCGAGAGTGATAAGGTTGCATACATTCCGGCACTTCCAATGCACCGTAAACACATTTGACGTTTGAAGCGTTCGGGGAGGATTGAAAATGATCATTAACATTAACAATGATTATCAGGTAGAAGCTCAAAAATATAACAATTGGGTGTTACAACGTGTTACGGATAGTAAAGGTGGTCGATTAACGGATAAGCTTGGTAAGCCCGCGCCGAAAGCGATTGGCTATTATCCAGATTTGTCATCAGCGTTAAAGGCATTCTATACACAGCGGCTTATTGACGATAACGAAGTTTTAAAAATTGATGAATATTTGATTTTGTTGGATAAAACTAATCGTGAACTTTCAAAAAAGCTGGATTCTTTAAATGTTGGAGGCGACGATGATGAAAGTTTATCTTAAACAGCTATTTCAGGCCGAACAGTTTGATGGAAGTAATGAGATGATTGATAAGTATGAATTAATTGACGCAGGAACAATGCTTGGAGCTCACCACAGCCCTGAATTATATCTAACAGGGTCAGGGAAAGTAGACGTTGGTGACTGGATTGCAACCGGCGTCAATGGCGAACACTGGGCGATTGCTGATGACGTATTCAAGAAGACGTACGCCGAACTGCCAGTAGTTCCACATTATGTTGCTGAGTATATTAATTATATGAAGTCAAGCTATCGTGATATTTGGGACGCTATAAACTACCCTTTCAAATCAGATAATATTAATAAGTATATAGAAGATAATTCGGAAACTTTTGCCCGTGCGTGGCTAGATGGGGATGTGGTGGAGGAAGAAAAATGACTGACACCGAATACGCAAAAGCAATCCAAATCTTACAATAGAGCATGTGTTTTGACAATAATAAATAATGCCACCATGATGATTGCAGGTAAAAATTATGCGATAGCTAGAATGAGGGCGAGGCACAGACTATGGAACATATTGATCATGAGAAGCTCAACAACCTGGTATGTGAAGTTGAAGACCGCCATGAAAATGGCATTCTTGGCGCAAACGAAAAAGAAATGGCACCTATTTGGAGGATAACCAAGGCTACAATGAAGAGTGGTTATTTAGCAGTTTCGTTGCGGCAATACAATTTAATTGAAGCATACGCAGCCAAGAGCTCACATACAACAGAGGAGAAGAACCAAACCTTAAAGCAACTGCATAAGAAATACAGTTGGCTAAATCGGCGAGTAACAGAATATCGCCATGGCAATTTAATTATTCAGAGTTGAGGTGGGAAGTGGTGGGTGATTTTGAAACTAACAAGAAATTCTTAAGGCGTTACCGGCCTTACTTTAGACAAATTAAACGGCTTGAAACTAAGCTGTTTGTCATTGATGACCGTATTGAGTCGACACATTCACCTAGTATGACGGGGCAACCGGGCGGTGGAAAGCGGCGCGAGTTGGCTGACGACTTAATTCAGCGAGAAGAAATTGAGGCACGTATTAATCGGCTGATCAAAAAAAGCCGTCCAATCAAATCTGAAATTACGGATTGTCTTGATGAATTAACTAATTCGTTAGAAGCTTCTATTTTAGAACAGTATTTTATTGAAGATATTCAGCTGGACACGATTGCGTTACAGATGAGCTATTCGTTCCGTCAGGTTAAACGATTGTACGGTGATGGGGTTAAGCACGCTAAGATACCTAAAAACTGCGACACTCTATGAACCATGTCCCCTGAATGTCCCCTAGATGTCCCCTAGATGTCACTAAAATGTCCCCTGAATGTCACTTACATGCCAATTAAATGGGTGTATATTTGTATTATCGAATAGTTAATAAATACGAAGCGTCATACCAAACGGTGTGGCGTTTTTTAATACCATCATTCCTGGGAGAAGGATAGCTTCTGGGGTGTAAAAATACTCGAACACCAATTGGTTCCGACTAGTTGGCGAGCGCAGGCTACAGTTAGTGGTTTATGGTAGCACTATCCAAGTGTGCCGTGGCGGAATAGGTAGACGCACAGTTAGGTGTGAGTAACGGGTGTTGGTTGACAACCAGTACGTCCACACATCATGTAAGGTGCAAATCCTTATCGGCATATTAATTAAATTCATTGGAGGTAATACGAATGGAACAATCTGAGTTCAACGCAACACAGGCGATCAATGAGACATGCTACGGATTAATCAAGCAGGGCTATTCACTGCACGACATCTATGATGGCCTTGGTAATGTCATGGACGGGATTGAGCCTAAGCATGCATCTGTGCCAATCTTCTCTAATGGGAAAACATTCTGGAAAGAATTGCATCATGACTTGGACAACTGAACAATGCCACGCATTCTATGGTTCGGTTGAGTGGGAACATTTGCGCACTGATATCCTGAAGCGCGATCATTATGAATGCCAATGGTGTAAGCGTGATGGTAAGGTCACACGGTATGGCGATGTTGATAGCCATGGTCGTCCAGTTGTACTGGAGGTTGACCACATCAAAGAGTTGGCTGACTATCCGGAATTGCGAACCGAGCCGACTAACCTACGGACACTGTGCAAGGACTGTCACAACAAACGACATCATCGCATGAACTATCGAAACAAACATGAGCGTAAAGAGAATCGGTGGAGCAAAGACGAGAGGTGGGATTAATGCTGGAACATAATATAGCTTGGTCAATAAACAACGGGCAAAAGATACCTGAGATCTATGTTGATGGTGAGCAGGCTCAGGTAGTGTCGTGTAGTTATCAGTTTGTAATGGCTACAGATATTGATAAGTCAGGAGTTAGCATGATGACTGCAACTATCATCTTGTTATCGGAGCGTGACTATAAGCCGATTCAACATGTGGTCTTTATTAATCAACAGACTGGTAAAGTGTTCTATCAATAGATAAGGAGTGATGACTAATGCGATCAAGAACCAATAACACTAAGCAAGTCGTGGTCTACGTAGTCATGCGTGACCAACAAGCGAATGTATTATTTGCGCATCGCGTTTATTTTAGTGAACGGCGGGCAAAGAATTACTGTAAACGGATGAATAATGCAAAAGAATTTACTGGCTATTACTACATTAATAAAGCAATCTTTTTTGACTGGAAAGCATTTATTTCTAAATTTACAGAGGCCCCCGGGGTCAAAAAAATTGGCGAAAAATAGAAAACTGGGAACCGGTGGGTAGGACTCGACTCCGGAAAAATATTGCTTTTTTTAATCATTCAGGAAGGGGGGTGGGGGTTTGGACCACCGTAAAATAAGAAGGGAATTGATGCAGCGAATCGATAAAAAATCAGCTGTTGAGAAAGAGAAGGTTGACCGATATATCAGCCTTTTAGACGTTTTTTATCAGCTTGACGAAAGCATACAAAAGCATGGCGTTATGTTAAAAATTCAGAATGGCAGTCAAACTTATTGGAAACCAAATCCTGGAATTGCAGAAAAAAATAGGATTAATTCTGCATTAATTACGCTTGAAAAGGACTTTAAAATGCCAAAAATCACACAAAAAGTCATAAAAACGCCCCCTTCTCAATACGATTCAAGTGATTTGGTATGATTCACCAAAAGTATGTTGATGAGTATATCAATTTGTACGAGTCCGGAAAGATATTACTCAATAAAGAACGGGTTATGCTGATAAATTACCTAAAAAAGTATGTTTTATCTAATGATAACTTGTACTTCGATGATAAAAAAATCGATAATCTAATTAAATTTACTGAAAAATGGTTCTTCCCAACCGCTGCGTTCCAGAGATTTCTGGACGCTTTTCTTTTTCTCTATGATTCAACGACTGGCACGGTCTATTATGATGAGTTCCTGATAATTATGGGGCGGGGAGCTGGTAAAAACGGTTGGATTTCATCGACTGGGGCGTTCTTTATAAGCGACTTGAATGGCATTCCTGGTTACAACGGCTCCATTGTAGCTAACTCGGAAGAACAGGCGAAGACATCTATTGAAGAGATTTATAACGTGGTTGGCAATAATCCAATTTTGCAAAATGCTTTTAGTGCTGCCAAGTCATATATCACTTCGAAAGCAACTAATTCCACCCTGGTTTATCAGACTTCTAATGGCAAAACAAAAGATGGTTTGCGAGACGGGTTTGATGTGTTCGATGAAATCCATCAATACCCAGATGATTCGGGTGTGTCGGTTTATGAATCGGGGCTTGGTAAACGTCCTGAGTCCCGCCAGTTTGAAATTGGTTCTGATGGCTATGTTCGTGGTGGCTATTTGGACGAAAAAAAGAAGGTTGCTTTGAGTGTAATGAGTGGCAAGCTGCCACCTGACACTATGTTTCCATTTTGGTGTAAATTGGATTCTGCTGATCAGGTAGATGATGAGAAGTATTGGGAATTGGCGAATCCAATGCTATCCAAGCCGCTTACAGGATATGGGCAGACGCTTCACAATAAGATGCGAAAGATGTATGTCAAAATGCAATTTGAAACTTCTAAGCGTGAAGAGTTTATGACTAAACGGATGGACTTTCCAATTGAAGACTTGGAGCGTTCAATTGCACCGTATGAACAAATCAAAGCGACTAATAAGCCGGTTCCTGATGATTTAGAGGGTATGGAAGCGATTGGCTCAGTGGATTTCGCGTCTATTCGCGACTTTACTGCAGATGGTTTAACCATCAAACGAGATGGCAAGCAATACTTTATCAGCCATCAATTTGCCCGCCGCCAATTTGTCGATAAGTTCTATGCATATTCAGCTAAGCCACAAGATCGCCCCCAGTCTGCTCCTCCTATTGCTGAATGGGAAGAACGCGGGTTACTGACTGTGGTAGACACGCCAACAATTGACCCACAAGCCGTAGTTAATTGGTTTTTGGAACAGCGGAAACATTTCATCATTAAGAAAGTTGTCATGGATAACTTTCGTGCCGATCTTTTGCGTAAGTTTTTCGTAGACGCTGGATTTGAAGTCGTTGTCATTCGGAATCCAACTGCCATTGATGGCCTACTGGCACCGAGAATTGAGACCGGGTTTGCTAATCATCAATATATCTGGGGAGACAACCCGTTATTGCGGTGGAACACACAGAACGTGCTGGTTTCGACCGATAGCCACGGTAACAAACGATACGGCAAGAAAGAAGAAATTAGGCGAAAAACTGATGGTTTTAAAGCGTTTGAATATGGCCAATATCTAGTTGACCAGTTACCCGACTACTCGGTAAATGAATCGCTAGATATGTTAGCCGACATTGATTTCTAACGGAAGGGAGGTGAATATATGAGTGTAATTAATAGCTTCTTTGACCTGTTTACGCGGCGAAAAGACTCCAGCTTTATTTATGATCTTGATTTGTTCCAGGATATTAAGAACCGAGCCTACTTAAAACGCATGGCGATTGACACAGTAATCAATTACGTAGGCCGGGCAGTTAGCCAGTCGGAGTTTCGTGTGATGAACAAGGGGTTACCTGTTAAGGATGCGATGTATTACAAGCTCAATGTCCGACCAAATACTGACGAATCGGCTAGTGATTTTTGGCAGCATTTTATCTACCAATTGATTTATTACAACGAGGTGCTAGTGATTCAAGACGACGATGGCGATTTATTAATTGCGGATGATTTTAGTCGTCACGAGTTTGCTGTGTATGAAGACGCTTTCGACAACGTCACAGTCAAAGAATACACGTTTAAGCGTTCCTTCCCGATGTCTGATGTTATTTACTTAAGATACTCCAATGACCAGCTAGAACACTATCTGACTGGTTTATGGGGAGACTACGGTGAGTTATTTGGCCGAATGTATGAGCTGGAACTTCGTAATAATCAGATTCGCGCGACTGTTAAGGCTGATATGACGGCTGGTGTTAATGACAGTAAAGCGAACAAACTGCAGAAGTTTATTGACAAGATTTTCCAATCTTTCAGCAAGAACTCCGTTGCGCTGGTACCAATCACTAATGGTTTTGAGTATAACGAAGTGTCAAACGGTGTGGGTAAGAACCAAACATTTGATGAAAGCAACAGCGTGCTAATGGCATTCATCGATCACGTTGCACGGCTGGTGGGAGTGCCACCGGCGCTGATACACGGTGAAACTGCCGAAAGTAGCGATAACCAAGAATTATTCAACAAGCAGTGTTTGAGTGCACTATTAAATAAGATTCAGTCGGAGCTTAATGCCAAATCATTCAGTCAACGCGATTACTTAAAGAATGGTAAGCAAATTGAAGTTATTGGCATTAATCGACCAACGCTAATCGAACTGGCAGAGCAAATCGATAAGCTGGGGTCATCTGGTATGGTCACTCAAAATGAAGTTCGTTCAGCAGTTGGGTTGCCGCCACGTGAAGATGGGGACCAGATTGTGATGACTAAGAATTATACAACGAAAGGTGGTGATAATAATGAAGAAGATTAACGTTAAGGGTCCGATTATTAGTAATGATGACAAGTGGATTTATGACATGTTGGAAATGGACAGTACCGCTCCTAAGGATGTCATTGATGCATTACCAGATGATGGCTCAACTGTTGAAGTTGATATTAATTCTGGTGGTGGTTTAATGGACGCTGGAACTGAAATTTATACTGCGTTGATGGCTTATCAAGGGAAAGTTATGGTTAACATTGTTGGGATGGCCGCAAGTTCAGCGTCATTAATCGCCATGGCTGGTAATCCCACACGGATTAGCCCAGTCGGCCAAATTATGATTCACAATGTAGCTGGTGGATTGCGTGGTGATTACCGCGATCAGGCTAAGCTGTCTGAAATTTTAAAGCAGTCCAGCGAAGCGATTGCGAATGCTTATCATCTTAAAACTGGCTTATCGATGGAAGATCTACAGTCCAAGATGGATTCAGAAACGTATTTGAATGCAGACCAAGCTAAAGAATTAGGCTTTGTCGATGAAATTATGTTTGATGATCAAATTGAGCTGGTCGCAGATGGTGGCTCAGGTATGTTACCAAAGCCTGCCATTGATAAAATAACCGAGTTAATGAAGCAAAATAATTCAGGGATGATAACTGCACGCAGTATTGATCCTTTCAAATTATCTGATTCAGATATTGATCGTATTACAACTGCAGTCGCTCAAAAACTAAATGTTAAACCTAAAGTGCAAACGGAAAAAACATTTAATCCGTTTGCTTTTTAATTTAGAAAGAAGGAAAAGTAATGATTAAATTTGATACAAATGTTTTTAAAAACTTTACTGACGCACGTGAAAAGTACGCACAATTGGTGAAGAACGCTGCCAAGCCCGAAGAGCAACAACAGGGTTTTACTGATATGATGGACGCTTTGGGTGAAGATACACTTTCAGAAATTAAGAACCAAGTTCATGCTCAAACCGAAGACTACTTGGACGCTCGCCGACACGACCCCAAGATGTCGAACGAAGAAGTGAAGTTTTTCAATGAGATTAAGACAGATACTGGATTTAAAGAACCTAAGTTATTGCCTGAAACGGTTGTTACTGAAGTGTTCGATGACATGGTTCAAGCCCACCCGTTACTTCAAGCAATCGGTTTGCAAAACCAAGGTATTAGCTTGAAGATTATCCAATCAGATGCTTCCGGAGTAATTGGCTGGGGTAATATTTTCGGCGAAATCACTAGTCAATTAGATGCTAAGTTCAAGGAGACTAAAGCTGACCAATCCAAGGCAACCGCGTTCTTGGTATTACCAAAGGACTTAAGCGACTTCGGCCCATCATGGATTAAGCAATACGTAATCACCCAAATTACTGAAGCCTTTGCGGTCGGCGCTGAAACTGTATTCTTGGCTGGTGATGGGAATCAAAAACCAATTGGCTTAAACCGTTCCGTCAAGGAAGGCGTAGCTGTGACTGGCGGCGTATACCCTGAAAAGGAATCCGCAGGAACGTTGACGTTCGCTGATACCAAGACTGCTGCTAAAGAACTAGCTGGTATGATCAAAGAATTATCCACTAAAGAAAATGGCAAGCCGGTTGTTGCCAAGGGCAAGACTGTCATGGTCATGGGCCCCGGCGAATCATTAGATGTGGAAGCACAATTTATGGTTCAAAACTTAGCTGGCCAATTTGTCACTGCCTTACCATTTGGATTGACGATTATCGAATCTGAATTTGCACCTGAAAACAAGGTGATTGCATTCGTTCAAGGTCGCTATGATGCATTCCAAGCCGGCCCATTGAAGATTCAACCATACGACCAAACGTTGGCACTTGAAGACATGGACTTATACACGGCTAAGCAGTTCTTTTATGGTAAGGCTAAGGATGACAAGGCGGCGGTGGTTTACGACTTGAAGCTTGCTACCCCTGGTACTACGGCCACTGAACCAACGACCGGCGGTGACACGGGAAAATAGCGACCCCGGACACCGGGGTAACTAAGCCTACCGCGAACAGTACCGTAGCTGAAATTACTGCTTGGTTAGATGCTAACGGAATCGACCACACTGGAGCTACGTTGAAGGCCGATTTACTAGCATTAGTGGGGTGATTAAATGGCAGATGAAAAAGTGAATCCATTATTGGAACAGTTTAAACAGCGAATGAAGATTTACCATAGCGCAGAAGACAAAAATCTGTCACAAATTTTAGATGCTAGTCAGAAACGTATTACCAGTATTACAGGCATTGCCAGTGACGCTAATGATGACGTTTACGATGAGCTTGTGATTGAACGGGCCCGATACGCCTATAACGATCAAGTCGAGTTTTTCGATACCAATTTTTTGGACGATTTGCTGTCCGCATCCTTAGAAAATTACAAACCGGGGGATGATGAAGATGAACCGACCGGAGTTTGAGTACAAAGCACCACCAGTAAGAACGAATCAGCTTAATACGCCGGTTCGTTTTTTTCGTACCGTCAAGAATACGGGACCCGAACCGGGGCGTGGTCAAACTGAACAAGCTTTTGAGTGTTTGGGTTTAGCTTATGATCCATCCACCAAAGACCGTGAAGTGCTTAACGTTAATGAAGCAAAGTATGGCGTGACTATCAAGATTCGCGATACTTTTGGCGAATTTGACCCGACAACTAAGGACACCGTGGTTATTGACGACCGCCGGTATCTGGATGCCACTGGTCAACCGATTGTTTGGGACATTCTCCAGGTAGCACCAGATTTAGAAAATAACCAGTTCGTAAAAATTGTGCTGGGGGTGACTAAATGACGGAAGTGACGGTTAAGTTTAAAGGCGTTGATGAAGTAATTAATAAGTTGGCCGAAAAGTTTAGCCCAGCAAAACTAAATCGTATTGAAAATGATGCGTTAAGAGTAGCCGGCAGGCGAGTAGCGGTTGAACTCAAAAATGCGGTCGCCAGCTATCGTGACACAGGTCAAACAGTTCTTCAAGTATCAGTCGGTAACCCTCATAGTCGGGGCGGTGTACGGACGATTAAGATTGGTTGGCACGCGGGATCTCGCTGGCGATTAGTCCATCTGAATGAGCTCGGTTATACACGGTTCGGCAAAACCTATCATCCACGAGGCATGGGTAAAGTTCAAGGTGCATTTGATAGTAGCCGTGGCCCTGCCAAGGCACTTGAAGAAGCTGAATTGAGGAAACTACTATGACCGAAACCAAGGATATGCTTGCAACTATTTATACCGCGTTGTTGGCAAATGCAACAATTGCAAAACTGACATTGGCTGGTGATGGCAGTCATCGAATTAATTATTTCAAAAGCCCAGAAACGGCTGACCACGACAATCTATTTGTTGTGATTACACCTGTCGGACCACCGGTACCAGCGGCTGTTGGCAGTGATGATTATTTGAATGTGCAATTCACGTTTCAAGTCAATGTTGAATCTATCAGTCGACCGGCACGTAATGCTGTGGCACGTGAAATTCAAAACGAAATGCTTGCTTTGGGCTTTTCAAGATTAGCTGGTGCTCAGAACGAATTAGATAAATTCATGACTGAAACTAACCGCTTTGTTGATGTTCGCAGATACCGCGGTAACACTAAATTGTATGACACAAATTATTAAGGAGAGATGTAATTATGTTTGTAGGATATAAACGATTAAAGATTCAACCATTTGCCGAAGACGGCACGAAAAAAGGTGACCTGATTATTGTTGAAGGTCAGGCACACAAAGGGGCTACGACCACTGCTGAAATCAGTGGATTAGCTAAAGACCCAGTGAAAGTACCAGGGTCTAATATCGATTACTACTTGTCACGGCAAGGCTTGGGTGACGCCAAGGTAGCACTTGGCATTTTAGATTTACCGGAAGCTAGCGCTGACCTATTGGCTGGTTTCCGCGTCGATGATGACAAGATCAGCTATGGTGGTGAAGACACTTTACCGCCATATTGCTCAATTGAAATGGAATCCAAAGAAGACACTGGTGAAATTGCGTTAGTTGGTTTCTTCAAGGGAACATTTACGCGGGATAAGATTAGCTTGAGCACGCTGGATTCATCTAAATCGTTTACGCCAGAAGCTGATGCCTGGGCTTTTACGCCAATTAGTTCGATTGCTACTGCAACTAATGGCGAAGTGATGCAGAAGTTTGTTGGGGATACAACAACGGATGCAACGACTGTTACGAAGTTTGAAAAGCAATTGTTTGATCCAGCAGGTAGCGATACAACCCCAAGTAATGGATAATTCTGAAAAACATATTGAATAACTAACCATTAGTCGCCGATAAATCAACAATACCAATTGGGGCGGCTTTTTGTGTATGGAGGGAAAAAACTATGAGTACACCACTAAAGATGGAATTACTTATTGATGGTAAAAAGCAGACCTTCACGGAATCGTTCATTCCGGCAGGCCGTATCTTGGACGCATTGGACTTAATTGAAACCGATAACTCAGATCGTAAATTGCGTGATGTTTTTGAAGAACGAGTAGCATTTCTAGCCAAAGTATTTACTAACCCGTTAGTGACAACAGAAGCAATTTGGAATGGTTTCAATGCGATTGATTTTGATGATCGCACGTTCGCAATTATTTGCAAAGTGGCTGGTGTGGACCCAAAAAAGCTACAGATGGCGACAACACCGGAATAACAATCAAAGAAGCTCGCAAAAGTGTGTTATCAGCAGTCGGCGTAATTGTTGAGAACCGAACTGGCTATACACTATCGAGCGTATTAAATGATGTTGATTTTCAATTGTTGTCGCAAATAATCGAAGCAACGACCGAACAGACTCAGCAGACTGAAAGCGGGACCCGAGTTAAACCGGGAACTGTGGGTGTAAATCCTGGTAATCAGCCTGTCATGAGTCTTTTTGACTTTGCTAGAAAATCTTAACGAAGGGAGGAACAATAAATGGCAGATGAAGTATTAGGCCGCATGGTTATCGAGTTAGGGCTTGATCACGCTGCGTTTGGTAAAGGGTTAACCGGTGCTAAACGTGAAGTTAAATATGCAATGGCTGAGATGAAATCATCAATGGCTGTACTCGGTCAATCGGGCCGCAAGTTTGATGTCCTATCAGCTAAGTCTAAAGGCTTGTCACAAGTAATGATGAGTCAGCAGCGGGTTGTTGAAAAACTGGGTAAAGCGTACAAAGACTCGCTGGTCGATGGTAAACCAACCGCGCAAACAGCTAAGCTAGCAACTCAATTGCAGAATGCCAATGCTAAATTAGCCTCATTACAAACTCAGTATAAGAATAATGCAGCGGCAATGGCTAAAGCACGCGTTGAGCAAACTGGTTTTACCGGTGGCTTAAATAAAGTTAGCAAGGCCGCTGTAGCGACTGGTACATCGATGAAGAACATCGGCTCAACGATGACCAGCAAAGTTAGCGCCCCAATTGCGGCTGGTTTAGCCATTGCAACTAAATCCGCTATCACTTTTGATTCGCAAATCAAGTCCATGGGGCCTCTGCTGACTAATGGGGGCGCGGTTACCGCTAAGTACCGGTCACAGTTGGATCAGTTGGGTGATGCATCTAAAAAGATGTCGATGAAGTACGGTGTCTCGACTACTGAAATCAACAACGGCATGGCGGAACTTATTCGGCGTGGTTACACGACTAACCAAGTTCTAGGCTCAATGCCGTCTATCTTAGATGCAACCATGGCTTCCGGTGAAGATATGGGTACGGTCATGAATGCCACAGCGTCAATCGTTGAACAGTTCGGGTTAAAGACTAACTCAACGGCTGGGACGATGAAGAACACTCAGCGGGTTACCGATTCGCTGACATACGCGGCCAATGCAACTGCGGCTGGCTTCGGTGATATGTCTGATGCGATGAGCTACGTCGGGCCAGTTGCATCTAGTTTGGGTCTCAGCGTTGAACAAACTGCGGCGGCTGTTGGTGAGCTTAGTAACCAAGGAATCGAAGGCCAAAAAGCTGGGACTAATTTACGTGGTATGCTGACTAGTTTGATTAAGCCAACCAAGCAAAACACCGAAGGATTCAAGAGTATGGGCATCAGTTCGAAGCAACTAGCTCATGACTCACATGACCTGCCACAACTAATTGATGATATCACACATGGCACTAAGGGCTGGTCAAACGCTGAACGTGGTAAGGCTTTAGCCCAAGCCTTCGGACGTGAAAACCAAGCTGCTGCTAACGCATTAGTTAAGGCCGGTTCTAAGAATCTGCGTGACTTGACTAAAGATACTGAGAACGCTGGTGGTGCGACTAAGAAAGTTGCCGAGCAAATGAGCAATACTTCGGCAAATAATGTCAAGAAACTGATTGCGTCATTACAAGTGCTAGGAATTGAAATCGGTGAGAAGTTAATTCCAAAACTAACACCGTTAGTTAAGAAAGCCACAGATATGGTTCAAGGTTTTTCAAAGATGGATGATGCCACTCAGAATACCATTATTAAGTTTGCCCTATTAGCTGCTGCTGGTGGCCCAGTATTGAGTATGCTGGGTAATATCGTCGGTGGATTTGGAACATTTGGGGGCGGTATTGTTAAAGTTATTAGCGCTACCGCACAATGGCACGCGAAGAATCAAGCAGCTAAAGAATCACTCGCGATGTTAAAAGGTGCGACTGATACCACTAGTGGCGGTTTCAAAGCGTTCAAGGGTAGTGTTGATACTGTAAATGGCTCAGCATCAACGGCTAAGTCAACATTTGGCTTGCTTAAAGGTGCCTTTACCACTGCTGAGGCTGGAGCTGGTGTATTGGGAACCTCATTAAGTGTGACGGGTGCGGCGGTGACCGGTGTTGGTTTGGCAGCTGTAGCTGGTGTGGCTTACTGGCAACTCTATGGTAAGGAAGCGGCAGCTAGTGCCGCACGAACACGGCAGTGGGGTTCAGATGTCGGTGAACAGGCTGATTCCGCACTGACTAAGTTCAAGGGATTTAGTACTAACGCTAGTGCGTCATTGACGGATTTTGAGACAGCAAGTCATACAAGCACTAAGAGCGTTGCCAAGGATTTTGGCGATATGTACACTGAGATGGAGAAGGATTCCAAAGACACTATCCAGCAGATGCAGAAGGATATGAAGGGCCTACCCGACTCTGTTCAAGATGACTTAAAAAAAGATATCGCTGATCGCAAGAAGCATAATGCTACAGTATTGGCCGATGCTAAGGAAAATTACAATAACGCGGAAGCAATACTCAAGAACCACAACGGTAAGATGTCTGGCTTGAGTGATACAGAACGAACTGCATTACTCAACAGCCAACGTAAAATGAATAGCGATGAAATTAGCCTACTAAAAATTGGTGGAAGTGCTAAGAAGAACGTTCTAGCTGCATTGAATGGGGATATTGGTAACATGACCCGTAAGCAACGTGATACGACCATTAATCAATTGACGTCTTCAATGCAGAAAGAAAACAAGCTGTTTGATCAGCAAGGAAATCAGCTTAAATCCATGTATGACAAAGGTGAAATTTCTGCATCACAGTATAATAAAGCAGTAAAAGACTTATACACGACTCACCGGACATCGACCGATGGTATGGCAGCGGCAATTTTTAAGTTAGATAAGGCGAACGGGACTTCTAAAGCTCAGATGGTAAAGGATCTAGAAGCAGTCAGTTACAGTTATGAACGAGCTGCTGCAATTGTAAAGCGGCAAAATGAGGACATGAGCAAGAGTACATCCTTGGTGGTTGCTGAAACTGGCAATATGAGTAAGAAGTCTAAGGCGGCAGCCGATACCTGGAATAGCTTAGTATTTGATTCCAAGACTGGAAAAGTTAAGACCAATGCACAGGGCGAAGTCAATAAAGCCGCTAAATCTAAGGACAAATGGAACCAGATGAAGCTACTGGTTAAACAAGGAAAGATGAGCTCCAATGCCGCGGCCATGGTTGGGGTTGCGGCTGTTCAGACCAAACGCTGGGATGGTTTAACGCTTAAAGAGAAACAGGCTATGATTAAGTCTAAAGGTGGCGATGATCTAGCCGGGTTAATCGAAAAGGGCAAACAATGGGGCAAGTTTACCCCAGCCGAAAAGAAGGCCATCATTACTTCCAAAGGCGGGCCAGAACTCTTAGGCGTCATGACTAAGGCTCAAACTTGGAATAAGTTAACGATGGCTGAGAAGCGGGCAGTTTTAAAGGACAACGCGTCGCCAGCCATGAAACAAGCTTCGGTTAGTGTCAAGGACTGGAATAACTTAACGCCACAAATGAAGACGGTAATAGCTAAAGCCAAGGGTGCCGAAGATGTTGCTAAAGGCGTTAAAAACCTTAAGGATTGGAATAGCTTACCTACGTCTGAAAAGAAGCTGATTGCTAATGATAAGGGCGCTACAGGAATTATTAAGAAGGTAACTGGTAATTATAAGGCTTATCAGAATTTACCAAAAAGCGCTACTAAAAATTTATTTGCTAAGGATAATGCTAGCAAGAACGCTGGTAAAGCTAAAATTTCAGTTGATAAGTTTGGCCGAGTTAAGGTAACTGGTAAGGTACTTAAGGCTACTGATAAGGCGTCTGGTCCTGCTAAGAGCGGTAAAAAGGGACTAGATAAATTTAATTCAACCAAAATGCAGACCAAAACTGCAAAAGGTAAGGATTCGGCCTCAGGTTCAATGAATGGTGCACGTAAATCGGCAATAAAATATAACGGCGTTAATATGGCGCTCAAAACTGCTCGTGGACATGACGCTGCATCTAGTCCAATTAACGGTGCTCACCGGTCGCTTGATCGATACAACGGGGTAGGTATGCGCGGAAAAACCGCGATTGGTCGTGATTCGGCAAGTGGGGCTATGGGACGCGCTAAAGGTTCATTAGGTCGATACAACGGAACTGGTATGAGGAAGAAAACAGCAACTGGTAGAGATAATGCCAGTGGACCAATTGGTCGAGCGATTGGCGTTATGAACCACTGGGCAGGGTTACGAGATGTCACCCATACGATTACAACTTGGTTTAAGACCATTGGTAAACATGCCGGTGGTACTGATATACATGGTACCGATGGTAATCCAATCATTGTTAATGACCAGGAAGGCCCAATGTTTCGTGAAGCCGTTAAGTACCCTGGACGTCCAGCATTTATTCCACACGGACGCAACGTATACTTAGACGCGCCTAAGGGGACGCAGGTTATCCCGGCTGGCTTAACTGCTAAGATGTTTGGTGTCTCACAGTATGCTGCTGGTACTATTCCGGCTAATTCATCAATTATCCAAGCTTCGAAAGCAATCAACGACTCAATTGGCAATACGAGTATGAATGTTAACTATAATTTTAATGATGATCAGTCTCAGAACAACAATGTACAGGAATTAGTTAGTGAGTTCTCAAGATTCTTAAATAACAATACGGAACAGATGGCCCAATTGTTGAATAAGCTTGATGACCAACAACCAACATTTGAAGTGCACAACGATATGATTGGTGAAAAGCTGCGGACTTTGATTAAACAAAAGGATTCACGGGAACACAATTTAAATCGATTCTTCCCACAAGGAGGTTAGCAAATGGATGCTTCGATTACAAACTTAAATGGAACTGAACATAAGTTGAGTGACTTCGGCTTCCAAGTGCTCAACTTCGAAGAATCGGCACCAACAATCACCAGAACTACTAAGAGTTTTGATGGGCGCGCCGGTTCATTGGATTATGGAGGCCGGCATGTCGTCAAAAAGATTATAATCAATGGTTTGTATTGGGTTAAGAGCCTAGAACAAGCGGATGACGTGCGAGATAAAGTTAACGCGGCTTTGTCACAAGCGGAACCCATTTATTTAACACGCATTTACGGTGGTCGAAACTTGTATGACGTGCGTGAGAGTGGCAAAGACTTTGTGATGCCAGCACAAACTGTTGATAAGAAACGGTTTAAAGTGTATCGAACAGATACCAACCTACCATCAATTATCGAACGGACTGGTAAGGGTGTTTACTACACCTGGTCACTGGAATTTGAGACAGTCGAGTTGCCATATGGTGAGAGCAAGCCACGTTCGCAAACATTAGTTAGTGGCCAATCAATAACTTATAACGGTACAGTAGCTTGTTCACAGCTAGAACAGGCTTTTTATTTTGTTGTGACGGCTAAGGTGGCGTCTGCTGGTGGGTTTACGTTGACAGTCGATGGTCAATCATTGATAGTTACTAGCCCAGTAGTTGCTGGTGACGTTTATACGTTATCGGGCATGAATAATACTCGTGGCAGTCAGAATATTAATAATAAAACTAATGCTGGGTATTTTATCCTGCATCCCGGTGCGGCTAACAAGGTAGTATGTTCAATCAGTGCGGATGTCAAAATTAAAAATTTATGTGATTTATATATTTAGGAAGGTGAGGTGAAAATTATTGATTAAATTTCATGATCCGGCTGGGACGCCCCATTTCGGCCAAGCTACCATTACAAGAACTACTAGCGTTAATGGCGGACTGTCACTGACTGGTGAAGTGTTTGCCGGCGGCGACGTATTGAACGGCTTAGACTACGGCTGGTGGTTAAACTTCGATAATGAAAAGTACGTCATTACGTATAAGAAGCTGAGTGATGATACCAATACCGTTGTCTTTGATGCGGTACAACAGTTCTTTTGGGACTTTGCCAAAGTAGCATTGCACGCACAATACACGGGTAGTCATGAGTATACATTCTATCTAGGACAACTCTTTGATAAATCCGGGTATACCTACAAGAATGATGTTACCGTACCAGCATTTGAGAAAGAAAATTGGGGTTATAAAAATAAATTAGATTTATTTAACGACATTATTGATCAGGCTGATGTTGAATTTGAAGTGCACAATGAGACGGTTCACATTGCTAAACAGATTGGTAGTGACCTGACCAGTTTTGCCCGTAAAGGGATTAACCTTAGTGATCTCACGGAAGAAATGAAAATATCCGATTTTGCGACGTATGCTAAGGGGTACGGTGCTTTCAAAGATGCTGAAGACCAAAGTAAGGGTCGATTAGAAGTTGAGTATCGCAGTGAGTTAGCCAAGCAGTTTGGCGACTTAGAGATGGACCCGATTGTCGATGAACGATACACAATTGCAGATAACTTGATTGCCGCTTTAAAAAAGCAGGTTGATGCGACCTATGCCGTGTCAATGACCATGAACATCTATGACTTAGAGAACGCTGGTTATCCGAACTATGAAGCGCCTAAAGTCGGAGATTGGATTCTAGCGATTGATGAAGCATTAAATTTCAAGCGTAAAATCAGAATTATTCAACTTGAGGAACAGTTTGATGTGACTGGTAAGCGTATCGGGTATACGGCCACTTGTGGTGATTTGAGTATTGTTGATCAGTACACACATCTACAAATTAGTTTGGATAGTAAGGTACAAAGGATTCAAGAAACCGTTGACGCTGCAGCGACAAGTGCAAATGGTAAGAATACGAATTACTACGGTGCAAAAGAACCAGTGAGTGCCAATGAAGGTGACTTATGGTTTGACCAAAGTAATAGTGATCCAGACAAGTGGTCTATCAAACAATGGGTCAATGGTCGTTGGGAACAGATTACGTTGAACCCTGGCGAGATAGACGCAAAAGTTGATGTAGCTAAAAAGGAAGCCGAAACCGCGGTTGAAAATGCTAAAAGTGCATCAGATAAAGCTGACCAGTTAGCTTCGAAGTATGATGATACGAATGCCCTAGCTCATCAAGCACTAGACAGATCTGTAAGTGCTCAAAGTGACGCTAATTCTGCAGTTGCCGCAGCAAATTCTACAGCTTCGGAGTTCGGCAAAGTTGACCAAAAAGCTGGTAGTGCCTTAGCTAGTGCACTTGGCGCTCAAAGTGATGCTAGTTCGGCAGTTGCTAAAGCTGAATCAACAGCCTCGGAGTTCGGTGCAGTTAAGCAAAATGCTGATAGTGCCTTAACTGCTGCTTTAAATGCTCAAAGTGATGCTAGTAATGCAGTAACTCAAGCATCTTCTGCTGCATCAGATTCTAAAGATGCCAAGCAAATTGCTGGAGCAGTTAGCCAGAGTTATAAAACACTGACTGATGGATCGACTATGACAATTGCTGAATTAGAGAGTGGCTTAGCTGTTAAGTTGACTAAAGATGATTTAAGCGGATATGCCACTGAAACTTGGGCGCAAAATCAGATTAAAGCTACTGCTGATGGAATTAATGGAACTATGTCCAGTATCAAGAGTACTGTCGATGGTCAGACTACCAGTATTAACGACTTAAAGGCTGATTCCAATGAGTTTAAGAGCCAGTTTACAAAAGTTAACAATACTCTAGGTAAGCAAACCACCGACATTGGTACCTTGCAAGCTACATCTAAAGAACTGACTACCGGGTTCAATACGTTAACAACTGATAATACGACTAATAAGAACAACATTAGTCAACTTAAACAGACTGCCACAGAAGTCAGCAGCACTTTAGAAACTGTTCAAACACAGGTTCAAAACAGTGCGGTTGGTACTAACTTATTAACCGGTACTGGTTCTCATACTATTACCGGCTCAAGGGCCGATGATTACCTTTCCAATGAAACTACTGATGATCTGCTAACCTTATTTAAAGGATTAGAAGGGCAAACTGTAACTGTATCAGTTGACTATGAATACTCAGGATTCATTGCTGGCAGTGGTTATAACCGTCTAGGGTGGGAGGCCAAAATAGTAGCAGATACCACAACATATGTTGGCCCATGGTACTATCCTAATAATGATTCAGGTTCAGGAATAATATCCTCAACATTTGTGGTACCAAAAAATATAACAGGTGTCACGTATAGCACGGGATATATTCAATTTACCGGTTCTGGAACGGGGACTTTAAGTCATCTTAAGCTGGAAAAAGGTTCCTTAGCTACTGACTGGTGCCCTAACCCAGCAGATAATGCTACGGTTACTGCTTTCTCAAAGCTTTCACAAACTGTTGACGGTATGAAATCTGATATCTCCAAGAAAATTGAGCAGACAGATCTAAACGGATATGCCACCCAGACGTGGACCCAGAATCAGATTAAGTTAACTTCTGATAGCCTTAATGCTACGTTATCCAGCGTTAAGAGTACCGTTGATGGTCATACAACCAGTATCAATACTTTGAAGGCTGACTCAAGTGGGTTTAAAGCTCAGTTTACGACAGTTAACAATACTCTCGGTAAGCACACCACTGATATTGGTACTTTACAAACGACGTCCAAGGAATTGACTACTGGGTTTAATACGTTAACGACTGATAATGGTACTAATAAGAACGATATTAGTCAACTTAAACAGACTGCCACAGAAGTCAGCACTACCTTAGAAACTGTTCAAACACAAGTTCAAAACAGCGCTGTTGGGACTAACCTATTAACTGGTACTGCAGATAAAATTTTAACCGGAACATTTACAGGTGGTTTCGTTTCAAATGAAAACAATGATGATTTTCTATCTCTACTTAAAGGGCTAGAAGGAGAAGTTGTAACGATCTCAGTTGATTATGAATATCAAGGATTTGTCGCAGGAAGTGCTAAAAACCGTATTGGTTGGGAAGTAAAACTATTTACGGATAGCAACACACGCTATTTTGGTCCTTGGTATAATATCCCTTCTACTAATAGTTCAGGTTCAGGAAGAATATCATCAACATTTGTAGTACCAGAAAATATAACAAGCGTTGAATCTGCTAATGGATATATTCAATTTTCTGGTTCTGGAACCGGGACTGTAAGTCATCTTAAGCTGGAAAAAGGTAGTCTAGCTACTGATTGGTGCCCTAATCCAGCAGATAATGCAACAGTCACAGCTGTATCAAAGCTTTCCCAAACTGTGGATAGTATGAAAGCTGATATTTCCAAGAAAATTGAGCAGAAGGACCTTAACGGCTACGCCACCCAGACTTGGACTCAGACCCAGATTAAGACAACTTCTGACGGAATTAACGGCACCATATCCAGTGTTAAGAGTACCGTCGATGGGCATACAACCAGTATCAATGATCTTAAAGCCGATTCCAGTGGGTTTAAAGCTCAGTTTACGACTGTTAACAATACTATCGGTAAACACACTACTGACATTGGTACGCTTCAGGCATCTACTAAGTCTTTATCTGCTAGCTTTGATTCTTTGAGCAGTGACAATAACACGAATAAGCATGATATTAGCCAGTTGCAAGCAACATCTAGTTCCTTCAGTAGCACCTTGATGACCGTTCAGCAGCAGGTTCAAGATAGTGCTGTGGGAACCAACTTGTTATTGAAAACCTATAAACCATACGTTGTAACAGGTTCCAATAAAGTTAACCAGGCATATCAAATGTACGCATTAAGCAGAAGATTAGAAGCAGGAACTACAGTAACTCTAAGCTTTGATGCTATTTCTACGGCTTCTGCGAACTTTACTATCCAAAATAATGGTAACTCAGACGGTGGAACTTGGATGGGGTATATTGATAGTACTGTTGGCACCACAAAGAAACATTATGTGGCAACCATCAAGCTGAATGGGTTTTCGCAACAAGGTGTTTATCTCCGCCTTGATAATGTGCCTTCGACAGCCACTATTACATTCTCCAATATGAAACTAGAGTTAGGTTCAAACGCAACTGATTATTCTGAAAATCCGTCCGACAATGCAACCGTTGAAGCAGTTTCAAGCATCTCTCAAACTATAGACAGTATTCAAACGACTGTTCGTGGAAAGGTCGATAATGATGTGTACCAGTCCAAGATAACCCAATTAAGCGGCCAGATAACATCGGTTGTAAAGAAAGCTGATGACAATTGGACTGCGATTCAACAAACTTCGTCAGACATTAATCTTAAAGTTTCCAAAGATGGTATTGTAAATGCTATTAACATGTCGCCTGAAACCACATCAATATTTGGTAAGAAACTGTTTATTACGGCTGAGACCTACATTGCCGACGCTGTTATAACGAGTGCCATGATAGATACCATCACTGCAGATAAAATTACAGCTGGGACCCTCAATGCTGCTAAGGTTAACGTGATTAACTTGAATGCTAGTCAGATTACTACTGGGACATTATCTGGGCCTAATTTAAACCTTAACTTAAACACTGGTGTTGTAACATTTCAACGAGGCCGAATCCACAACGCTAGTAACACAATTGATATTAATATTGACGCAGGGTATATGTCGGTAGCAAACGGCAGTAATCGTGTAATGTTAAAAGATGGTGAAATGCAATTTGTAGAACCAACAACTTATGACAAATCTAGTAATCCCTATCTACGTATCTCAAATACGTTTGGTGGGCAGTCAGCTGAAGGTGCTGCTTTTATTGGTCGTAAATACGCAGTCTTGACAAATTCTGATAATGCAACTGGAAACGAAATGTTTGACATAGGAATGGGAACAGAGAAATTTAGTGGCATTTCAACTGGGTATGGTACTGGCTTTTTGAATTCTGGCTGGCACATGACCAAAGTTGGTGGAGCTGAGCGCGGTGTTGTTATATCTGGAGGTAAAGCCACATCGTACAGTAAATATTCGTCAGCTAGTCCTTCAATTATGGTTGGTGCTACACAGACTAAGACTCATTCTGGAGGCATGCATGGGTCAAACATTATTATGGATTGTGACTACTTGTACAACTTTAGCACATACATGCAAACCACCAGTCATGCAGCTAACGTATATGTTGCTGATGATGGCGCCATTGTTAGAGCTAGTTCGGCTTCTAAGTATAAAACAAATATCGAACGATCATTTGATACTGGGATGGGCGAACGTATCCTGGAGGTTCCAACGGCGCATTGGTTTGATAAAGCAGAAGTTATTAACAAAGCATTAGATCCTCAAGCTCCAGATCCTCGCCGCTATTTCGGTATGATTGCTGAAGATATAGACGATTCTGGATTAACTGAATTAGTAGAATACAATGACAAAGGTGAAGTAGAAGGGATCATGTATGATCGTGTTACATTGACTCTTATCCCAATCATTCGTAACTACCGAGATCGTATTACCAAATTAGAATCAGAAGTTAAACAATTGAAAGAAGGATAATTATGTCAAAAACATCAGTACAATTGAGATTCAAAAATGGTGAATTAGTAAACGTTTATCAAGCACTTCAAGAATACAAGCTAAAGGGTCGGGCATCGTTGGGACGAACATGGCTCGGAAAGCGTCTTGCTGATGCAGACAAACAATTTAACGAAGATCGTATTGCCACACAGAAAGTCTATTTCCAAACTGATGATGACGGGGGATTTGTGTACCAAGCGGATAAGAAAACATTAATTTTAAAAGATGACTACACAATGGCCGAAGCACAGTCAAACTTTGATGAATTAATCAAAGAAGAGATTACTATTGACGTGAGCCAGTATTCTGCAAGAATCAAAGCTCTCTATCAAGCACTTGAGGACTATCCATATGAGATGGATGGGCAAGTAGCTCAAGTATATGCCATTTTATTTGATGAATTAGACAAAGCATATGGAAAAGGGGAATAATGATGGAATTATTAAACACTAGCATTTCTTATAATATTGATGGCGCTGGCAATACGACTTCTGTAATCGCAGGTATCCGTGGCGCAGTAGAAGGTCGTTTAACTGTTACGGCTAACATCACCATTTATCCAGCAGACTTAGCTGAAGGAACTACCTTTGATGACCTTTCTAAGAAGCAACTATTTGCGTTAGCCACTAAGAAGCTACCTGATTTGTTGCCAAATTTGGCATACACCAATTATCAATTTTTTGTTCATAATGATACGCCAGTTCGATTAACCGCGTACTCAAATTTAAGCAATAACGGCAGCTATATCACATTAAATTCAACTCTCGACCAGTCCGATTTCACAAATAAAGCTATCGAATCTGTCGGTTACGAAGATGTAAAATCTGCAGTTAAAACTATTCTTAGTCAAGAATTCCCAACATCATCAACGAAAGCGTGATGCTATGTTTGAACATTTAGCAAAAAATAGATTTTGGTTTTGGAAAGCGATGGAAACATATGGGTTAGGAATTTACTTTATTATTAAGCACAACACATTTGCATTTGAGCCACAACAGCCAATGCTGCTTGATCTGTTGGATGATCCACCTATGATTTTTATGTTGGCGGTGGTTGGAACGTTTGCTCTGGTGTATTCTTTGTGGAACTTGCGTACGCATTATTACAAACCGTTAATGACCGGACTGCTTACGTTTGTCTGGTTATTTTTTATGATTGCCTTTGGCGTTCATGATTTTGAAATGCAACGTTATGTGAGTTTTGAAAGTATGTATGCCATGTTTGTTTTAGGATCAACCATTTTTGAAATTGTAATTGGGGATGATTAAGGGTGAGCGATGCTGTTATCGTGGCCTTAATTACCACAGCGGGTTCAATTTTCGTTGCGGTCTTAACGATGTGGAACAGTAACAAGGCCGCTAACAGCGATACTGAAACCAAGTTAAAAAAGGAAAATGAGGCTTTAAAAAGGGAAAACAATGAGAAGCAAGAAATAATTGACTATTATAGAAAGCGTGATAAATAATGATGGAATTAATCCAATTTATTAACGGTACCACGATTGCGGCAATCGCCGTAGTGACATATTTAGTTGTTTGGGCGATTAAACAAACTCAATTCAGCAACAAATATTTACCAATTATTGCCCTTAGCGTTGGTGCAGTGATTGGTATTTTTATTGGCATTGCCAATGGCGATATCAAATGGATAGCTGGTTTGGTTGATGGTGTGATTGCAGGTGCCGTCAGCGTCGGTGGTAATGAGCTAGTTAAATCGATTGGGACAATGTTTAATGGAGGTGCAAAATAATGAGCTTAAATGGATTTGATGTAGCCAGCTATCAGGCTGGTATGAATGTAAGCGAAGTTGCAGGCGACTTTGTTTTGGTTAAAGCAACAGAGGGTACTGATTATACTAACCCAGAATTTAATGGACACGCAAAGCAGACTTTGTCAGCAGGCAAGAAGCTAGGCGTGTACCATTTTATTCGAAACGATTCAGATATTAAGCAGCAGGCTGATTACTTCTTGACGGTTGTTAAGCCATATATTGGTAAAGCAATGCTGGTTCTTGATTTTGAAAACACGACAGGTTCAACCATTCAGAACCAAGCAGGTGTCGGCTTAGCTAAGCAATGGCTTGATTACGTGTATCAACAAACTGGTGTCCGATCAGTGCTTTATACGGGGATTAGTTGTGAGAACTCATTAGATTGGTCATCCGTGGTCAAGGCTAACTATGGATTATGGATTGCTCAGTATAACAACTACAACGTCGTGAATGGCTATCAACCACGAGATTTATATGGTAGTTTGAAGCATTGGAAGACAGCAGTAATGTTCCAATATACAAGCACTGGACGGTTACCTGGTTGGAATGGCAACCTTGACTTTGATGTGTTTTACGGTGACAAAGCTGCCTGGGATAAGTACGCTAAGGCTACTAAAATGGTCACAAACAAATCAATTGTTCAAAAGACAACAACCAAGGATGGCGTATGGACAATAACCAATGAGGTTGGGACGTTTATACCAAACCAAAAACTCAGTATTTTCAAATATCCTGGCCTAGAATTAACTGGTAAGTATTACGATAAAGGTGAATCTGTTAAGTATTTTGGCTATGTAAGTAATCCGCAGGCTGGTTACGTCTATATTGCTTATCGATACAACAGCAAGCTAATTTATTATGTTGCTTGTCGAGAAATTGCCACCGGTCGGGCACTGGGCACATTCGAATAA